ACGCTGGTCGTCATCGACGACAGCCAATGAACCCCCCAAACCTCCCAGGGGAGGGAATCACCCCGAAGAGTTACGAGGAATTCATGACGGCCCTCAAGGAATTCCACGTCAATTCCAACCAAGGCCTGACCGATGTCTTCCTGGAGCAAGCCGCCCTGATGTGCCGCGACTCCATGGTGCTCACCCCTCCCATCGTGAAGTCCGGCGGGCAGGGTCTGAGCAAGGACGCAAAGAAGGTCGGCGAGTTGGCGATCATGGGCGACGTCCATTCGGTCGTCGTCGGCGAGCGGTCTGGGTCTACCAACGGCCGCCGCGGCCGCCTGTTCCGCAAGCTCGGCAGCGCGTCCCTTCAGAATAACTTTTCCCGCTTCTGGAAACTGGCAGGAGACAACCCCGACCTGATGGCCGGAAACGCCCTCTATGCCCGAATGTTCGCCGGCCCTGGCTTCGGGACGGAAAAGGGGTTCAAGAGGCTCAAGAATTACTTTGACCGCATCGGCTCGCAGGAGGCCTCCAATGTCTTCAACCGCCCGGTCATCGACAGCGAGGCAGGGGTGAAGGAAGTCCACATGAAATTCCGCGACAAATTCGGCGGACGCATCAAGCGCAACGGAGGCCCTGGCATCAAATTCTGGGAACGCTTCGAGGCCAAGGATGGCGTTCTTAGGGACTACATCAAACGCCGACAACGTGCGGTCGGCCGCATCAAGTCCGGCTGGGTCGATACCCTCAACAAACTTCCGAAGCCTAAATTCGGCGGAGTAGAAAAGAACGCTGGTAGGTCAGGCATAAACCAATGGATCAAGCGCCACGCCCAGTCTACGGGCTACGTCCAGATCAGCCGCCAGCAGGCGGAGGTGTTCGCCCTCGGCCTGACGTTCGGGAATCGCAACGGGGACGTTGACAATATTGCAACCGACACGGACGTGAAGAACCTCGTCTACGGCAACCGCGTCAAACAGATGCCGGCCATGCTCGCCAATATCCTCGAGAAACAAGCCAAGAAATTTAACCGCCAATAACCAATGGGAACCAAATCTCCGCGCCATATCATCGAGGCCGTCCTCGATACCTACCTCACCGCCGAATCCGGGCTTGCCGGCGTGGCGGTCTACACGGGCGACAACGCCGAGATCAACGTGCTCCCAAAGTGCGTCGTCCTCTGCGATGCGGCCCGCACCCCGCCCGAGCTGCCGGAAGGCGCCGGCAACTTCTACTGCTCCATCCGCCTGACCATCTTCTCCAATGCGGACGACACCACCCTGACCGACCACCGCGCCCGCTGTGCCGCCGTGGCAGGGGCGATGCAGGACGTGACCTCCATCAAGGCCGCCTTCGTGGCCGGCGGTGACGCGGTATGCTACGACGTCATCCCCGAGTCCGAAGACGAAGGCCGGGACGAGCGCTCCTGGGCGACCGTCCTTTCCTATACCGTCCCGATGGTGGTCAACCCACAAGCCTGACGGTTGCCCGTCCCCGCAGATTTGAAGCCTTAACCTCCTAAAAATTTTACCCCTACCAACGTGGCAGCTATCCTCAACGGCACTTCGTGCATCTTTGGCATTAACGGCTCTATTGCCAATATTTTCGTGCAGTCCTTCTCGGTCAGCGCCGGCTTCAACAACGAAGATACCGTGCAGAACGAGGCAGGCCTGACTGTCACGCACCGCCTCGACGACCGCAAGACGACCCTTAGCATCGAAGGAATCGTCAAGACCGGCACGGTTCCCGTCCTTGGTTCCGTCATCACCTTTACGACCAACACCAACTCCTGCTATCCTTCTGGCTCCGCCTCGACTGGCTTCTCTGGAGTTGTGACTTCTGTCTCGGAGAAGGCCGCCAATAAGGGTTTCACCAGCGTGTCCGTAGAAGCGGTGGACTACGAAGGTATCACCTTTGCCTGATTGACTTAGCCCCTTCTGGGGCGAGTCTGTCTTGGTGGACGGAAGATTCTTAAAGGCCTTCACAGACCCGGCCAGGGTCTCTTTCCTCGGAAGGCTGGTCTATCCTTTCTGCCTAAAGTACCGCGTCAGGCTGCTCGCCATCGAGTCGCCATTCGTGACTGATGAAAAAAAGGTGACGCCATTGGACTTGCTTGTTGCCGTCAAGATCTGCGCGGAAGAGCCGATAGGCCATCTTGGATGGAAGGACAAACTGACAGTCCTTAGAATGGAGCGTTATCCTTCTTTGTTCATAATGGATGTCGAGCGTTTCGTAGACTATGTGCACGCCACGGCATGGCCGAAATTCTGGTCGAAGAACACGGCCACGAAGGGAGAGGCAGAAGACGCTGGAATCCCTTGGCCCCTATCCGTTGTGACTACGTTGGTAAGGTCAGGATGGGACGAGAAGCGCGCCTGGGAGATGCCCGAGTGTCAAGCCGTCTGGTATAGTTCAGCCATCGCATCGGCATCAGGCTCTGATGCAAAGATTCTGACTACCGACGAAGAGGCGTTCATGGAGAAGATGGAAAAGCAAGAAAAGGTTGCCAAGGCCGCAGAGGTAAAGACCCCCGAACCCAATGGCCCAGAAGCTTGAATACGAAATCAAAGGAAAGTCCGACGTCGAGCAGGTGACTAATCGGGCTAAGAAGTCCGTTGATAGCCTGGGCGAATCATTCAAGAAGGCTGGCAGGGACATCGGAAGCCGAATCGCAGGTATGTTCACGGCCGTCGTCTTGTTCGACAGGGCGCTAAGTTTCGCGACAAACACATTCAGGGAATTGGCACAGGTAGCCGATCAAGTCGAACGAAGCGGAATATCTCCGGAGCAATTTCAGCGTCTCGCCTATGCCGCCCAGCAGTCCGGCGTATCGGTATCCGCCTTGGCAAAAGCAACCCGTCAGTTGCGCGTAGACATGGCCGAGGCCGCAGCAGGTGACGCCAAGAAACTCGCCATGTTCCAGGCTCTCGGGATTTCAATGGAGCAACTTAGGTCTGGAGACGCTGCTGCCGTTTTCCTCGCAATCTCATCGGCCATATCAGGAAGCGCTGACGATTCCGAGCGCCTGCTGATATCGACCGCATTCTTCGGAGATAAAATCGGAAACGACATCCTGCCGATGCTCAATGATTTCAGGCGACTTAGCGGTGACATCGCCAACGCGCCGATTGTAGACGAGAAGACCCTCGCCCTGATCGCAAAGTATGAAGACGGATTGGAACGCCTTAGCACAAAGATGAAGGTTCTCGTCGGTCACATCGTGGCCGCTTACGATAAGTACGCCCAATGGGCCGCGAAGCTGGCGGAGGATGCCGCCACGGGAGTCTTTGAATTCCTCGACCGAATCCCATTCCTACGCGGAGCGGCTTCGGGGGCCGTCATCCAAGCGGCAAACTTGCCTGGAGTTTCACCCATTGCTTCTTTGGGTTCGACGCCCATAGCTCCGGCCGCCCCGGCATCAAGTACGGCCGCAAATACTGTCCGCAACAATCTCCTGGCTGCCATCAAGTCAGGCTCTAAGTCTGAGAAGGAAAAAGCATCTGACACCAAGGGGGCGACTTCAATGGGAGTCTCGTCCGTCTCCGGCAACGTCATCGGCGTAGGCCAGAATCCGGTCATATCGGCCATCCACGAGCAGACCGAAATCGCAAAGCAACAACGCGACTACCTTGCGATCATCGCATCCAAGGGCAAGCCTGCCGGCGCTCCTGGAGACATCACCAACAAGGGAGCCACGCCAGAGACGCCAGCAACCGGCACACCTTAACCGATTAAAACCACATGGCCCTCGTATCAACAGGCAACCCCCTGACCACCAAACTCCTCCAGCCTGGAGGAACCTACCAGACCAACGGATACGGACTCATCACGGGTCGAGCGACCTTCTACGTCAACTCCGCCCAGTCTGGATCGGCCGTCGTTCCCGGTCAGGTGCATCCGAGTTACACCGATCTGTTCGTCCACAAGTACGTCCTGACGAAAGGCGCGCTCGAACTCGACACTATCGAAGCGGACTACGTCGGCATCAACAGCTTCCTCGGCGACACGACCCGCCCAGAAGTGACCGCCTCCAACGGTCTGACCTCGGAGCACATCGTCACGCACCCTAACTTCTTCGGCCCTTCGGCTGGCTTCTCCACCGCCATCGCCGGCAATGGGACGACCTTCACGGCCTCGACCATCAACCCAGATTACAAGGTCGGTGGGGTCTTCGGCGCCCACTTCAAGGGTACTGCCACGAACGCCGGCGGCTTCGTCGGCTTCCTCGATTCGAGCACATCGGCCAAGCAATACTTCTACGGCAAGAACCAATACCTCGCCCCGACCACGTCCTTCTCGGGTTGCATCTACACTAAGTCGGCAGCCAACTTAACCGCCTTGCGTGACGCCCTCGGAAAGTCCAGCGCGACCAACTCATTCGCCGGCGTCAAACTCATTCCAGATCACATCGGCACGACTTGGACGGTCAGCATCAAGGGCGAAACCCGCTCGACCCTGCTGCTCTCTCAGGTCAATTTCGAGGACTACTGCGTCACCCCTTCCGGCACGCCGCTGATCTACAAGATCAACTACGAGATTCGGTTCAACCGCGAAGGCTACCCGTCCGAAGTCTACGCCAGCGCATGAGCAAGGCACAACCAGGAGCGGGCTACGGCTTTACGTCCAGCGGATACGGGTTCAGCCTGAACACCATTCCGCCATTTCCAGAGCAGGAGGCATCGGCTCCTGACCATCCCTTTAAGGTCAGCATTTACTGGAGCGAAGAGTCCGCAATGTTCTTCGCAACGGTTACCGCTGGCACGATCAACAACATCGTCCCGGTCATCTGGGGCGGCGGCCCAGCCGACGACTTACTTACCACAATCCCAAGGCCGGAGATGGGACTTGCTACGGTTCAAGTTCCTCCTGGAGAGTTCTATGTCTATGTGAGGTCGGGCAAAAGTCCTACGGCCTTTGATGAGTTTCCAGACAGCGACCGAAATAACCCAGGCTATCCGCAGGTTTATTTTTCCGCATCTACATTAATTGATTCGGACGAGTTTGGTTACATCATGCTCGCACAAGCGCAAGTAACTGTCGCGACTAAGACGGTTAACTATATCGCTCAATTTGTGACGGGTTCGCTTTGGGCATCGCGTATCAAGGTCGGCAACTTGACGGCAAAATACTTCTACGCCCGCGTTTAACGTTATGGCTTCCCCTCTCGACGGGCAAGGAAACGCTCCGTATTTTGCTACATGGGGTAGCATCTTTGATTTCTTGCGCTGGGAAAGGTTAGTTAAAGTCGGAGAAGAATATGTCACCGAAACCGCGGAGGCGACTACTGAAGATGGATCCCTTATCGTCACGGGCAAAAACCATATCGGCTTCTTTGTCCGCCTTGTGATTAACCAGCCTTATCTCGAGGTCCGCGGATCCGGGACGACGAACCCTTGGATTAACCGAGATTATTATTCGGAGTTTGTCGGCAAGACGATTACCCCGTCCGGGCAGGGTTGGCCCCCAGTAGTTGACCCAATGGGTTTTTATGAAATCATCGCCTGTCCTCCGTTCGCGATGACGGATGAGATTTTTGACAACCCGCAAGGTTTGCAATTCATCGAGCAACCTCCTCCCGGCCCGCCCTATCCGCAAAAGTATTACTTTAACGGAATCGACGAGGTCGAGGGGTTCACCGACCAGACCTGACCCCCTCCACGGGATTGCCCGACCCCGCAGATTTAAGGCCATGTCGAATACCGTAACCATCTCCCAGGGCAACAGCTTCGCCTGTTCCTTCGTCTGGACGCCCGGCCCCTCCGGCCCTGCGAATCTTTTGACGACCACCCTCACCTCGACCTTCGAGGATAAGTGCGGGAATCAGTACCCCCTGACGGTCACCAAGGCGCTCGACGGCCTATCCTTCACAGTCTCCTATCCGGGCGACACCGCTGACTGGTCTGTCGGCCTCGGCCGCTGGGACATCAAATTCGCCTTCAGCTCGACGAGCATCTCGCGCACGGAAATCTTCAGGGTTCAAGTGATTGAATCCGTGACTGCCTAAGCGCCATGCCCGACGCGACCATCACCTCGACCGAGTCCACCTTCGGCACGATCAGCGGCACGTTCCTCGAGACGGGGGCGAACATCCAAGGCACCATCACGGGCATCGTGGCCGGCACGCTGGACGGCTCTGTCGGGGTTCCTGGGCCTGTCGGGCCGGCTGGTAGTCAAGGCCCGCAGGGGCCGCAAGGGCCGCAAGGCGAACCCGGCGAACCCGGCGTCGGCGTGCCTGCCGGCGGTACTGTCAATCAGGTGCTGGCCAAGGCCTCCGGGGTTGATTACCAGACCGAATGGGTAGACCAGACTGGTGGCATCCCCGATGCTCCTGTGGACGGCGTCACCTACGGACGCAAGGACGCCGCGTGGACTGAAGTGCTCCCTCTCTCTGGCGGCGCTATCGACCCCAACGCCATCGTTACGCTTTCCGATAACACGACCGACTCTGAGCTGGGCGGATGGGGCTTCGGAGTCCAGCTGACCGACGACACGGCCTACAACGCCAGCATCCAGTATACCGGGATTGCCGTCCAGAACCCCACCGGCACGATGTCCATGACGGCTGCGGGCGTCACCTTCCCCGACCTGACGACCCAGACAACGGCGGGCATCTCCCCTGCCACGGCGGCGGCGACCTACGCCCCCATCAATTCCCCGATCCTGACAGGCGACCCTCAAGGGCCGACCCCTGCCTTCGGCGATAACGATACCTCCCTTTCGACTACGGCCTTCGTCCAGGCCGCTCTGGCTGGCGGAACCGCGGTCGCCAAGAACCTCGAGGTCTACGTCCGCAACCAGACCGGGGCGACCCTCACGGCTGGCACGATCGTCTACATCAACGGAGCCACGGGCAACCGCCCGACCGTCACCAAGGCACAGGCGAACAACGACGCCAACTCCGCCCAGACCTTCGGCTTCATCAAGGCCAGCATCGCGAACAACGGCTTCGGCTATGTCATCGTGCGGGGCGAACTTGAGAACGTCGATACCTCCGCGCTGACCGAAGGGGTGCAACTGTACCTTTCCCCGACTGTCGCGGGAACCTGGACGACGACCAAGCCCTCGGCTCCCCAGCATCTCGTCTACGTCGGCATCTGCGTCCGGGCACACCCCACGCAGGGGACTATCCTCGTGGCTGTGCAGAACGGCTATGAGGTCGAAGAGCTCCATGATTCGAGCATCTCCGGAAAGACCAACAACGATCTGTTCGCCTACGAGTCCGCGACTAACCTCTGGAAGAACAAGTCCTTCAGCGCTCTCGGCCTGTTGACCTCGGCTGACGCGGCCTCGACGTACTACCTCCAGACCAACCCTGCGGGCTACATCACGTCGTCCGCCCTGTCGCCGTACCTCCTCTCCAGCACCGCGGCCTCGACTTACTTCACCATCGCCAACGCGGCGAACAAGGCCGACCTCGCAAGCCCGACCTTTACCGGAACGGTTTCGATGGCTGGCGGCACGAGCTTCTCCGGCTCTTCGGTCAATGTCGGCAACTCCCTGCCCAGCGGAAGTTTCATCCAGATCGGCGGAGCCGCGATTACCAGCGGACAGTCTAAGATTCTGGACATCGGTCACAATGGCGGCGCTGGCTCAAACACCATCATCAGCATCGGTTCGTCTTCCGGCAATACCTCGACGACCCTCCGTGGTTCGGTCACCGCGACGACTCAGGCCACTTCTGACAACTCGACCCTCCTTGCGACGACCGCCTTCGTCAAAGCCCAAGGCTACCTCACCTCCGCCCCTGTCACCTCCGTCGCTGGACGCACCGGGGCCATCACGCTCTCGACCTCCGACATCTCGGGACTCGGGACTGCGGCGACCTTCGCGGATACGGCCTTCCTCAAGACGGCGAACAACCTGTCGGACGTCACGGCCTCCACGGCTCGGACTAACCTCGGACTTGGAACTGCCGCCGTCGAACCTGCCACGAAGCTCGTCCCTGCTGGCGGGACTACCGGGCAAGTCCTGGCTAAGTCCAGCGCGGCCGATTGGGATGACGCGTGGGTGACCCCTACGCCTGTCCCTGCTTTCGCAACCGTCGCCGAGTCTCGGGCCGGAGCATCGACCACGACCATCATCCACCCTCGCGACCTGGCGTGGGCACGGCTCTCAAACTCTTTCCGTTCGATGACCCCGAGCATCGGGGCTTGGACGGTCACGACCACCGGCTCCGGCGGAGGCAGTCAAATCGGCATCCATTACCGACAATTGTTCGTCATCGGTGCGGTCGGAACAATCTCTCTTAGCACCAAGGTAGCAAATTCTCATTTCAACCAAGGAGCTTATATCGGAACCAACGGCTCAAGCGCCCCCTTGACGCTTGATTACTCCAAGCTGATGTGGATGTCTGGCCGTTGGTCCTTGGACATGGCTACGGCAAACAACACCGTCCGTTTCAAGTTTGGTCATGGATATGGATCAGCTGTCACGGGAGACTTGAACGGACGCGGCTTCGGCCTTCGTCTCGTCAATCGTGGAAGCGCGCTCCAACTACTGACCCACAACGGAACAGCCCAAGCCGTCACCAATTCATCCTTCACCCCTGCTCAGTATCAGGTCTTCGACTGGGACATCATCAGCGAAGGCGGAACCGTGACGCTGTTCGTCAACGGAACCTCCGTCGCCTCTACGACCTCCAACGTCCCGAGCGGTCTTTTTGCCGCAGAATGGGGATGGCAGACCGAGAACGTGACGGTTACATCTAATACCTACACGTGCGCCATGAACGAATACGCCGGTGGTTACTTTGTCGCCCCATAACCCTATGCCTCCCTATCTCTACCGTGTGACCGTCGCCTGGGGTTCCCCTAATTGGAAACTCCTGTTGGGCCTCATCTTCGGCGAAGCCCAGCACGTCTACTCGCAGACGGACGACCAATCGGCCTCGGCGGTCTTCGGCTTCGACACCCCGCAGACCCCCGCCGACCTCGGCCCTCTCGTCCGCGTCGAACTCATTTCCGAATAACCCATGATCACCGCCATCCTCATCTCCCTCGTCGTCGGCTTCATCGCCGGCGCTCTCGTCTTCCGCAAGCACGCCGCCAAGGCCACCGAGCTGGAAGCCAAGAGCAAGTCCATCCTCGACGTCCTCAAGGGTCGCTAATCCCCGATGCGTCTGCTCCTGGTCATCGCCGTCCTCTGCCTGACCGGGTGCAGCCTGTTCCGCAAGGGCGACGCTCCCCTGCCCGCCCAGCCGGAAGCCCCGACCAAGGAGTCCGCCGTCGTCACGCTGGGCAAAGACCTCGACAAGACCGACCACCGCGTAGGTGCCGCCCTCGTCGCCATCGAGAGGAACGCCGACAAGCCCAAGGTCGTGGTCGCGGAGTCCCGCCTCGCCCAGTCCTACCTGCCCCAGCCGCCAGAGGCCGACGTGGCCTTCGCCATGGCTCGGGCTACCAAGGCCGACCCCATCGACTACGCGAAGCAAATGGAGTTTGGACGCAAACTCGCCACCGCCGTCAACCGCGCTTGGGAACGCCTTGAGGCCGACCAGAAGGAAGCCAAGCGGGTATCTGACCTGAAGGACGCACGGATCGTCGAGCTGACCAAGGAGGTCGAGCGGGTGAAGAAGGACGCCTCCGCCCAAGCCTGGACGCTCGCCGGCGTCAGCCTCGCCGTCATCGGTGCGTTGACCACCGCCTTCCTCGGCCCGCGCATCGGCATCCCCCTGCTGCTCTCGGGCGCATTCTGCGGTTCCGTCCCCTTCATCATCGACAGCCCGTATTTTGAATGGATCGCTGGAGTCACCATCGTCGCGGTCTGCGGACTCGGCCTCTGGTGGCTGACCGACAAGGTTCGCGACAGCATCAACCAATCCCCCGCCCTGCCTCCCGATGACAAAGCGTAAGTCCGTCAAAGTTATCTGGACGAAGTTAGGTCGTCAGCGCGCATGGGGTCAGGCGACCATCGGCGAGAACTTGATTGAGATTGACCCCCGCCTCGGTGCCAAGCGTCAGCTGGAAGTCCTCTGCCATGAGCAAGTCCACCTGACCTTCCCTGGCATGAGCGAAGCCGATGTCGACCGCGCAGGGAAAGACCTCGCCGCCCTCCTCTGGTCGCAGGATTACCGCCGCGTCGTCCTCGCCCCCAACGCCAAGCCGCCCCGCATCTCGTGAGCGCATCGCCCTTCAATCCCGAGGAAATCCCTCCGCAGGTAAAGGACGGCATCGTCGCCGGCATCCTCGGCGGCCTCGCCATGGTCGCCCGCCTGCTGCTCTCGACGGAGCCGGTGTCCTTCGGCTGGGTCGTCCGCCGTGTCCTCGCCGCCGCGATCACGGCGGCCCTCGTCGGCTACGGCATCCAGGAGCATATCACCAGCCCGGGCCTGAAGATGGGCGTCATCGGCGCGGCAGGTTACGCGGCCCCCGAATGCCTCGACTATCTGCTGAAGTACGTCAAAGCCCGCGGAGAGAAGGAAGTCGCGGCAGTCACCGCCAAGGCGAGCAAACCCCATGGCAAAGGAAAAACCTCAAAGCGGAAGCGCTAACCTCCTGCTGGCGGTCTCCCTGCTGACGGCCTTCGCTGGGGTCACGGCCTTGGCGTCCGCCTTCATCGCCGGCTTCGTCCTCGACCAGATACTGAACTCCCCCGAGGCGATGGTCATGATCATCGTGGACGGCGCCATCAAGTCCGACTCGGCGGCCCTCGAGAAGAACCTATCCTGGGCGACGCTGGGCCTGAAGGCCGTCCAAGACCTCGGTTGGGCGTTGGCGGTCGGGTGCCTTGGTGTGGGGGTGGCGGTCTTCCTACGCTCCCGCCGTCAAAAGGCCTCCTGAGGCCAGCCAGAGGGGTCTATTGGGGTGTCCTATGGGCGACCCTACCCCCTGCTTTGACCCCCTAAAACCACCCCGTCAAAAGTTTCGGTTAAAAGGTTTGACGAGTGGGGTAGTCATGCCCGAGAGTGTGTGGGCAATACCGCACACCACATGAAACTACTGATCGCCATCATCATCCTCGGTTGGGTCGCCGCCGTGACCTTCTTCGGCCCGGAGCTCGCCCGCGCCATCAACGCCCCCGAAGCCCCCAAGGCCAAGGTTCACCGCCGCGCCCGCTAAGACCATGAACCTCCAAGAACTGTTCGCCCGCATCGACCAGCAATTCGCCGTGGCCGCCACGCCCCGCAAGCCGGCCGCCCCCCGCGGCGCCGCGATGCTCGCCAAAGTCTACTGCGGCGTGAACCCCGCCTCCTACGCCGTGGAGCCGAAGATTGACGGAGTCCGCGTGATCGTCACCGCCGACCTCGACCTGCGCACCGTGACCTTCGCCTCCCGCCGTGGCAATCCGCTGCGCTCCCTCGACCATCTCGCCCAGGAGGTGCTCGACCTGTTCGGTTCCTTCCGCGGCATCTGGACGCTGGACTGCGAAGCGGTCGCCGGCAAAGGGTTCTTCAACGATGTCGGGGAAATCCGCTCCGAGGCCCCCGCCCTCGACGCCCGCCTCTGGGTCTTCGACCTGCCCTGCCTGAGCACCAGCGCCTACCGCGAACGCCGCAAGGTGCTCGCCGACATCTTCGAGGCCGCCCTGCCTAAGCCCGCCTCCCTCCTGCTCGTCCCGTCCGTCAACAACCAGTCCCCCGAGGAA